CCCGGTCAGTTATAGAATAATTTCTTGCGATAATTGGTACGTTACCGGTCAATAAACCAATCGCATTAAATGGGTCTAAATTAGGTTTTGCGGAAATTTCTCCTGTGTCAGGATTAACATTAGAGTTTAGAACATTTACTCTACCTAATGTTTGTTGTAGTAACTCTAAAGCAACTCTATGTTTAAATTCTTTTTGTAATTGTTTTGCTCCTAATGCCGCTAATTGTGAATCTTGCGAAAGACTACCATCCGAACCATTAGGATTATCACTCATTAAAATACTTGCCGGTGAATACGTTGAAGGTACAAAAACAAAAGTAGAATCTGAATTTGCATATGGTAAACCTGTTGTTGTGTATTGTAGGTCTTGGATTGTTAATGTATTATAATCACCGTCTCCTGTTACATATTTGTTTTTAACATACGCCTCAGTTTCTTTTACACCTCCAACAAACTCTAATTCATTTTGGTTAGTGTCAGTAACATCATAGTTACCTTGATTGATTGTTAAGCTTTTAAGTTTTCTATATGGGTCAACTTCCTCACTACTTTGATTACCTTCAGGTCCCCAAGCGTTTTGTAAAAATGTCGGTTTTCTTTCGTCAACACCAACTACCTCTAATTCGCTACGAACAGTATCAGGATACCCATATTCGCCTTCGTTAGACTTTGTTTGTAAATTTCTATTGATTGGAGCCTCACCTTTAATCGGATTATCGGGACCATATTGGTTTGTTGCAATTAAAATAGGTCTGTCGGTTTTCCCTTCAGACTCTAAATCACTACCGATAGTATTATCATAACCGTAATTACCTGAACCAATTATTAGATTTTTTTGTATTCTAAATGGTTCAACTTCAAAAACACTTTGTCCGTTTTCAGGTCGGTATTCGTTGTTAGTGAATAATGTAGGTCTTATTTCAATACCTTTAAGTTCCAACACATCACCAATAGTGTCACCATAATTATATTCTCCTTCGTTTGAACCAAGTATTAAATCATTATTGATATTATATTTTGTGTTACCATATTGGTTTGAGTTTTCAGGTGAATATTTGTTTTTTGTTATTAATACCGTTTCTTGGTTGTTACCTATTTGCTCTAACGCATTATTAACGGTATAAGTAATATTATAACCAAATATTTGATTGTTACTTGGCAGGGTGAGTAAATTATTAATTTCATATTTTGTATTACCAAAATCTTTGTTACCGTTATTACTTGGTTTATACTTATTTAAAACTTTATGTATTACTTCACTGTTATTACCTATTTGAAATAAGTCACTATTAAATGTATCAGTAAATCCGTATTCACCCTCATTACTTCTATAGTTAAGATTAATGTTAATATTAACCATATTCCCGTAAGAATTATCATTTTCGGGACCATATTGATTAATTGGGTATATTAATCTCTCCTGATTATCCCCAATCACATCAACAGGTACAGAATCAACTATAGCGTAATCTAAAATTCTAAATTCACCGACGGCCGGTCTATCACCAGTACTGAACGAACCATCCACTCTGTAAGCAGGTAGATTACGTACCAATAGTTTTTTTCTAAAGTTTTCTGATGAATTAAATGATAGTGGACTTTCCATTTAGTCTTTTTATCATAAATAGATTATTTTTTGTTTTTTCATTAAGAAAGAACACCTTGTTGTCTTTTGTAACTATCAAGTTTATAAAGAACTGTATCCATAATTTGTTTCTGAACTCTTGGGTCACTAAACATTTTTTCAACATCGGAATTCCTGTCACCCGATATTGACCCGTTGAAGTTAATATTTATATCAATTTTACCTCCAATATTCCCTCCGGTTTGACTAAGAGCCGATGATAAATTAGTACCCATAGCAACTTCATCTCCAACTATACCCTTATACAACGAACCTTTTGACATGATTTTAGGCGCACTATTATTTGACCCTAAAAATAAATCTTCAGTAGATAACGATGGGGTTAGGTCGGTGTTTTTTATAAGATCAATAACGGTCTCAATAGCATCTTTTTGACCAGTATTCATTGCCGGTATATTTTTAACCGCAGTTTCTGCCGATTTATTTATTGATTCCGGTAAATCCTTTGTTAATAAGGCCCCTTCATTTGATTTAGCTAAACTAGCTTTACCTGTTTCAGTAGTTAAATCTTTAATACTTTTTTCAAGACTTTGTCTTTCTGCAGGTGTTAAATTTCTTAGTACCGCCTCTTTTATTAAATTAATATCTTTAGCTTGTGTCTCAGAAATAGTCATTTGGTCAATCGCCAAGTCTTTTTCTGATTTATTTGCATTTTTTTGATATTCAGCCAAAGACTTATCTAATTCCGCTTTACGTCCAGCGTCACTTAAAATTTCTTGTAATGTTTGACCTTGTTCATCAAATCCGGGTAAATCAAACTTAACCACACCCTTTGCGCCAATTTCAGATAATCCCGCCAAAACTTGCTGGTTTTCGTCTTTAATATCTGTTAGGTCAAATTTATCTTTAATGTAATCCATTTTAGCGGCTTCCCTACCCGTATTAACTAAATCTTCTAAGTTAGCCCCCGTTAATTTAGCTTGTTCTCTTAGTCGATACATATCTGCGGTAGATACGTCAAATTTACCAGTTTCTGCATTAAACGACATTGCAGCCTTTGTTGATTTAACTAATTCATCTTGTAACCCTGCAACATCATTTTGAGCCATATACATTAATTGAAATGGGTCGGCCAATTTACCTACCGCACCTCCTAACATTTGGAAATTAGCAGCTAATTCGATAGCACCCTCAGGGTCCAATGCAGTATTTGCAACAGATTTAGCACCAATGGCTTCAATATTAGTCCTTAACAACATCGCTTGTTTTACCATTTTAGCCATACCGTCAATACCCGATTTAAAACCAAAACCACTAATTGACTTCATGTTTTTATTGATTTCGGCCATGTAACCTTTAGCACTTAGTCCTGCACTTCTAGCCTCCACAGATAAGTCATGTAATTTTTCAGTAGCCTCTAATTGTGTAAAATTATATCTTATCATTTCACCAACCATAGTACCAATAGCCTTACTAGACTCACCTGTTGCCTTTGATAATGCGACCATATTATATACGGTTGTTTCACTAGGATTTACCATCCTTCCAACAGATGACGCCAATCCTTCTGCAGATTCGATAGTATCTTTAAACGTCGCACCAAGTTCTATTAATGGTGTATTAGCATTATTAATACCATAATACACATCTTTAAATTTTTTAGAAAACTCATTAGCGCCGGTGATAACACCACCCATACTTCGTTGCAAAGTTTTGGTTAAAGATTCTTGAGCAATAACACTCTTGTTTATTACATCAACAAAACCTTTCGCAGCCTCTTTAGATTTTGGTATAACAAACGTACCTAAGGCATCCCAACTTTCTTTTAATTGTTCTAGTGCACCTTGTGCTTGGTATATTTCGGAATTACCAGCAATTCCTGAAGCATCTTTCGATTCCGCCTGAAAAAATAACATCATAGTCTTTTATTATATAAATAGGTTTATGTTATTTTTTTGAGAATGATTCACTTAACTTATCAATAAAGTATCTTCTCTCATATGAGGGCATAATTAAAACATCAGAGTAAGTAAAATTAGCATATTTAACTAAATAATATATCTCGTCAAGTAGGTATTTTTTATATTGAGAAGAAAGGCCGAAAAAATTCCACCCCAAAGGATAACTCAAACGTTACCTTTTCTCCTGACGGGGCCATTACTGTTCTTGTTAGGTCAATTGACGGTTCACACTCTTTTAAAAACTTTCTTAGATTTTTTGAATCTAAAATTGGCATTTGATTAATGAAATTTGATATTTTTTGTCTATCACTATCACCATCAATATCAATAATAGACATTTCAAGTCTTTTTGTTATTAAAGGAACCACCATACCATTTGGGTATGAATCTTTAAGTTTTTCAACCATATTTAAGTCACTTAAATTTAATAACTTACATTTAACTGTTTTTTTAGATTTTTCCAAAAAATAAGAAAAATGACCATTTTCATCTGGTTTGTGTAAAATTGGGTTGAAATTTAATTCTTCTAATAAGATTACAGCTTCAAACGGTTTATTAGTTAATGGGTCAATTAAAGTAACATTATATTCAGGTCCAAAAGATGTGTTTCGTAAAAATATCAAAATAGCTTGAGCATCACTATCTAAAAGTTGATTGATGTCGAATCCAGGTTCATAAATTTTACTTCTTAATAAAGTATTAATTAAACCTTCTTTTGGTGTATTTTGACTCATTAAAAGATTTTCATCGGCAGCCGTTAAAAAACCAACTTTTAATGATTCTTTTTTTGGTCTATAAAATATACCCTTAGTTGGTAATGTTACCACATCATGAGGTAAGTTAAACTCCATTTGTCCATATTGTGCAGATTGATCCATAATAATTTTTTCTTAAAAAATAAATGATTAAAATTGTTAGTAAATAAAAAATCCCACCTGTAATAGATGGGATTTGAAAATATTTTATTTTGATATTAGTATACCAAGATACATCTGTCAGGTCTAAGTGTTGCCTTAACTGTGATAAGACCGTCTTCACTATAACCTAATGAATCAAAGTCCACATTTGTTAAGAATACTCCTTGTAGAATCCATTTCTCAACCGCCACACCTGTTGGGTCTAACATTTCAAGGTCAATATCTTTTTTATACCCTGCCGCATAACCCATACGTCCTGTAACTGATTCAGCATGTAAACGAACCCATTCCATAAGTGCTTGTGATGCCGAAGGACCAATTGGGTCACGGAATGTAACATCAATTGTACCCCAATTAAAACGACCAGCAACAAATGTTGAAGTGTTCAAAAATGGAATCTCAACATCTTTAATTTCTATTTTTGGTCTTGAGGTGGATTCAACATACCAAGAATTGATACCCAAAGAAGATGGGAATGTAAGAATAAACCTATTTTTTCTTTTAGGTTCATACTGAAAGGGCATTTTCATTAATAAATCAGCCATATTGTGTGTATTTAAATTTCTTTTATTTTTCTAATAAATATATCGTATTTATTTTTTTTCTATTTACTTTCATATTTCTTTAGAATATTCTTTAACTAGAACCAGAACTTAATAATTATTAAACTTCTTTTTTATCTCCTCCTTTAGTTAAATAAGTTTTTACTGGACTTTTTTCATATTCTTTTTCTAAAAATCCTTTCATCTTCTCTATATTTCTTGGGTCATCATCAGAAAATCCAATAATAGGTTCAATTTCGTGGTTAACTATATCATTTTTGAAGAAAGCCTTTTCCCCAATTTCCATAGCCATTTCTTTACAATAATCAATAAAACTTCTCATTGCTTTGATTTTTCCCTCTTCAGGATTAGCAGCATCTCCGTCACCGAAAGTAACAGGTTCAAAACGACATAAGTCCAAATAATCGTTTAATTCGTTTTTAGTAAGGGTTTTGATTTCTTTACCGTCCACTTCTACGTCACTACCTAAATTACGGTATCTTTTAAGATTTTGGGATAATGTCTTACTATTAATACCCATATGGTTACTCATAATAAGATTATAAACGGCTTCTCTTAATGCTCTTGGATTGTGTCCTCTTGCTGTGATGATTGCAAATATTGAACCTCCATTAATACACTCCACAAAATCGTTCCAAGACGGTCCTGGTTGAGCTAACATAGAGTCTAATACAAATCTCTTATCCCCCTCTGTTCTGAAGTTTCTAAAAGGATTTGGTGCGTAATCTACAATAACGGTTCCTTTATAATTAAAAGGTTCTTTTGCGATTTGATGTCTGTGTTCAGCAAAGTCTTCAGTTGACATAGGTACCTCATCATCTTTATCAGATAATAAAATGATTGAAGTTGGCATAAACATAATGTTATCGTCCCAATCGAACGCATAATATTTTGTATCAGGTCTTCCTTCTTCTGTAAAACCCTCATTTAAGTTCCTTTTTTTAAGGTAATTAAATACGTGTTTTTTAATGTTCATTACTTTTTAAGTTTTTCTAATAATTTTTCTAACTGAGCTTCAGTAATGATTATGTTTTGTTTTTTTTCAGAAAACGTTTTTTTACCTTCTTGGGTGTACCCTAAAGATTCTTTGATTAATTTTTTTTCTATTTTCATGGTTTTCTTTTTACTATAAATATATAATGGGGGATATTTCTACCCCCCACTCTATTTTTTATTGTTTTTATTATACGTTATCGAAAGACGCTCCTGTTGGTGTAATCACAAACTCAATGTCAATGTATTCTAACGCTCTTGTAGGTTTTAAGAATATTTTACCTGTTAAAGTGTTTGAATCCAAATCTTCAGGTGTGTTTGATACTGTCACACGGAAGTCAATCAAACCTCTATCTCTTCTAATTGAATCTAAGATTGGGTTAACTGAATCCAAGAAGTCTTGTCTTACTTTGTTATCGTTTTGTTCGAACAACAATCTGATAGCCACCGCCGAAATCAATTTACGAGCTTGTAATAACAATCTTCTTACATTGATTCTGTCAAGCGCAGATTCTCTAATTTGCATTGTTTTGTTACCCCAAATTACTGTACCAACATCAGAGAAGGTTGCGATTGGGTTAACTCTACCTTTATATAAAGTATCTCTATCGTCTTGTGTCAACTTACGTCTTGCTCTAATTGCATTTACCAAACCTCTAGTGTAACCCGCAGATGCGAACCAAGGGAATGCGATGTTATCTGTCAAGGCTAAATTCTTAACGACTTCAGATGTCGGTGGAATATAGATTTGTGTGTTATTAACAGTATCTCTTGTTAAGATCCAAGGGTAATAAGTTGCAGTATAGTTAGAGTCAATTCCTGTATTTTCTAAATTATCAACAACTTGCTGAGGGTAAATCAATCCTTCTTCAACATCTTGGTATGAAGGTAAGAACATATTAAAGTCAGGTGTTGTAGTAATATAGATAGAATCAGCTCTGTCCGTCTCAACCATATCAATAGCATCTTCAACTAAATTTGAGTTATTAACATAATCAATCCCTGGTGTTGCAAAAACGTTTATGTTTGTTGCTTCAGGGTTTGCGAATGTTGATTGACCCCATTTGTATGCGTAGTAGTCAGTGTTTGCCCAACTTTCTTGGTTAGGACCTGAAATCGCTTTGAATGCTCCCCATCCTGATGCTGTAGGATATGTTACAGAAGCGGCCGCTCCGTATTTAAATCCTGTTTGACCTAATGCGTAAGTGTCAGTATTTGTTCTTGACTCTCTATAGATGTCCCACCCATCAAATCCACCGTAAGCTAAAACTGTGAATTTACGAGTATTCAATCTGTAGTAAGGATTGTCAGAATCTGTTGGTTCAGAATTAAATGACCCCGCACCGACTTCAAATGCTGATTGTCCTGATGTTACGTATCCGTTAGCGATAGTCACAACTGTTGCTCCACTATCCATGTGGAACCCTTTTGTTAAATAACCCCACGCCAATCCTGTGGTATCTGTTGCAATGTTAGCTGGTAATTGTTTTCCTTTGTATTGGAAGAAGTCATAGTCATATCCTGTGATATTAGAAATACCTAAATATGCTCTTCTTGGGTTTTCCCCACTTGATATAACTGGGTTATCTCCACTAGTTCCTGCACCAAATGGTGGGTTATAAATAGTTTCTCCCGCTGAGTAATATTTAGTTTTATAAGGTACAAACGGAGGTGTTGCGTTTTCATATTCTCTTGAGATATAACCCTCAAATCCACAAGGTAATGCATCGATAGGTGCTTCATCACTCATCTCTAACATCACATATTTAGATTTAACTTGGTATTCTCCGTTCGATGTACCAATTTTATTAGCCACGTAATTGTTATTACTTGGGTCTAATGAACAGTTTGTAAAACTTTCAAGTACTTTTACGTTTTGGTCATTGTCAAAGAAGTCACGAATAAATACATCAAACGTTCCATTATTAAATGATATATTACCAATAGACATTTTAACTTGAGTGTTTGCTGCGTTTCCATCAGAAATTAAAACAAACTTAAATAATTTATAAACTGTATTACCTCTAAGCTCTGATACCATATATGGAGTTTCAGGTGTTTGGTATTGTTCTAAATAGAAACCGATTGAGTCCGTATTAGTTTGTTGTTTTGCTCCTGGTAAATCAATCAATGTACAATTTAATCCTCTAATTTCACCTGCTCTATAACCTGTTAATAATAAACTTGAGTATGTTTCCTCAACAAATAAAGGAACTTCAGTTCTTGATTTACCAAAATTAGATCCACCAAATACTTTTCTAACAAAGTTTTTATCTGAAGATTGCATAGATGTTTCGAATTGGAACGCATCTCCGTCGTAACTAACGCCTGAAATCGCAAATGGTGCGAATGGGTTTTTAGTAACTGCCGAATATGCTCCCGTACAAATCATATTAACATCAGTTGTACCTGTTACTTGGTAACTAGGTCCGTGTTCTGTTGAACTGTACGTTGTAATACCTCTAGATCTTAAAGTTGCGACCACCAATTCATCGTATTCGGTGTATGGTGTACCTGAATAGTTAGTTATATAGAATTTAGCAGAACCTGAATAACCACCAGAAACCACCGCTAATGAACCTAATGAACAACCAAATCCTTGACCATAATAAGAATTTGTTGTTGATGTTTGGTAATTAAATAAACCGTAGAACCACGCGTCGTTAGTTGTTGAATTTAACGTTCCCCCACTTGCTGCAGTAACACCAAAATTTTCTGTATATGCAGTTACCGTATTTATAGAACCACCAGTAACACTATTGAAAGTACCTCCACTAACAATACCCCAAAATGTTGAGGTTTTACCTGTTGCTGAAGTACCTGCCAAATTAAGTTGGTTTGATAAGAAAGTTTTCAAATCGGATGCGATTGTGGATGTACCACCATTATAACCCGTGTAAGTATTATAGAAATTACCATTAACGTTTAACGACGAGTTAACACTTGTTAATGTGATATTTGCGGACGTACCTGTAGTACCTGTAAAGAATACATAGACAGGTCCCGTATTTCCTGTTGCACCTATAGTAGATGGATTAACATTACCGATAGTTGTAATAGACCAAGATGGTCCCGCGTCGTATCCTGATAAACCAAGTACTCTTGTAACAAACAACTGATTTGATTGTTGTAAATATGCTTTAGCAATATAACCTAATTCATATTTAGGTATTTGTGTGTTTACAAATTTTTCAGGACTTGTTCCTCCAAAATAAACTTGGAACTCGTCAAAATTTGTAATAAATATTGGTTCGAATGCTGGACCTTGTAGTGTCTCTCCTACAACCCCCAATGTTGTTACACCCACACTTTGTGCAACAAATGTTAAGTCTCTTTCTGATGTGTACACACCAGGTGAAACGAAAACCTTGTTAGATGATGCCATGTTTTAAATAGTATTTAAATTTTTATTTTATTATATAAATACCTCATCAAAACACAAAAAACTTTACCCTCACATAATATTTATCAAAAGGTAAGAAAAAATTCTACCTTTTTTCTACCCATATCTTTTAACGTTATGAAAAAAATAAAAAACTTAAAAATCTCAGAAGAAACACACAATATGTTAAAAAAATATTGTGAAGAAAATGGTCTTAAAATGTATAAGTTTTTAGAAAACCTGATAAAGAAAAATTGTGAAAAGAAAAAAGATTTATACGGAGAGTAATTAAACCAAATATGCGTTTGTATAAATGGTTGCGGTTTTTGTATTATCAATCTTAGTAATCGTTATTAAAAACGTGTCCCCGTCTGTAATTTGTATCGTTGTCAAATCATCACCAACATAATTACCATTTATGTAAACAGAATAGGAAGAAACGTTATCTATTTCACCAACCTTTAAATCTACTGTGTACCTGTAAACTTCACTTAATTGTGTTACACCACTAACAAACGTTAAGTTTAAATCAAAATTATTTGGTCTTGGTGGTTGAGGGGTCACATATCTACCTCTTTTTTTGGTATCAACCTCAAACATGGTAACTTGTCTTGAAATTGCTGGCGAAATTTGGAATTCTTCTTCGTCAATTAATAGACCCTTCATTATAAAAGTATAATTAGCGATGTAGTATTTTCTTTTTTCTAAATCTTTTGCCGACTCATCCCCAACACTTTCTAATGTAATTGGAATATAGTGACCTTTAATTTGTGTGTACGCCTGTTTTGATGTGAATGTTTGCATCACTACTTTATTAAAGTCATTTAACTCACGCATCCTATTACAAAATAATTTAACATTAAAAGTAATATCAACAGGTATTGGTTGAGGTATCTTATATACGGTTGCACCCTTTCTTTGTCCATCCCATGTTGGTACAGTATAATAAAAGAATTGTCTTCTGTTTGGGATATTCGCCGCACCTCCTTGAAATGTTCCGTATTTTACTTCCGGCATTCTAACTGTTGCTATAAATGGTAATGAAACATTATTATCTAAATCTTGAAAATTCCAAGTCTCAACGAATTGTGACCAGTTTTGATTTGTTATAATTTTGTTTACTGTCGGTACTGTTTTTTCATCAACAACCAACTGCAAAGTATTTTTAACAAATTCTAACATCCCTTTATCTAAATCGGCATGTAAAACTCCTTTAGGTAAAAACGTGCCGTGGTCAGTCACATCATCCAACATTTGTTGTCTTCTTTCACGACCAACCTTTTCAGGAATTAACGGTAAATAATTTTTTATTTTTTTAGGTAATGCCATTTTTTATATTCCTCTAAATTCATTTTCACTAACAGGAGCCCCAACAATTGAGCGGTAGAACGGTTTATAACCACCATAGGTATGTCTATTATCTGAAATTACACGACCATCATTAACCACACTATAATATCTTATTCTTGTTTCCGTTTCATAATATGCAATGTAGTCACCATAATTAATATCAATTTCCAATTCGTCTAATTGTTTTTGGTAAACGCCAACTTTAATATTTCCTGGTTCTGTTTGTGAAATTTTAGAAGCTCCGTAATCAATATTTGATGGTTGCTCAACCTGAACATAACCTTTAAATTCAACAGGGGGTAAAAACTGTACACCATCTTGTAATGTTTCACCATACACATCATCATTAATAGTTCTTTGCCTATCAACTCTATATAATACCACTGTGAAGTTCATATCACCACCTAACCATTCATCACCCATAGAAATATCTAAATCAAAATCTTGTTCTGAAAAAAACTTACTTAAACGAGTAATTGGTACATTATTATCTCCCATACCTATAAATACTTTGATTGATTTTTTCTTTTATTTTATTATTATTTATATATTGATGGAAGATGCAATATCAAAAACTCCCGAGTCCAAAGCCCTTTTAATTTTAGATGATTATCAAGGGTCAAATAATTATATCCTTAATTTAAAACACAAAAAACAGAATAGTAAGTCTTTTGTTCCAACAAGACCACAATCCGAATATATTATTAATTATCACAATGTGCAACCAAAAGTTGCTAAAAAGTGGGTAAAGTTAGATTCATATTTCGGTAAAAAGTTAATGGAGGATAAAATGTACACCAAAGAACCCACTGAAATATATGTTGAAAAACTTTTAGTAGAAAAGGATAAAGCATATCATATTTGGGGTAAAATATTTTCAGGTGATACAACTTATGATTTTTGGATGCCAAAATCGGCACTTGTTAAAGATAACGAAGTGAAGAACGTTGTTATTGATTACACAAAATACCAACACAGGATGCCAATGACTCACCAAGTTGAAGCAATTGAAAAGTTAGTAAGAAACAAAAAATTTATTTTAGCGGATGATATGGGACTTGGTAAAACCACATCCACTATTATCGCAGCTTTAGAAACGGGAGCAAAAAAGATTTTAATTATCTGTCCCGCATCATTAAAGATTAATTGGCAACGTGAAATTGAAAATTATTCAGATAGGTCTGTTTATATTGCAGAAGGTAAGAAATTTTCAGATGAACATGATTTTGTTATCATCAATTACGATATCTTAAAAAATTTCCATGATATTAAAAAGAAAGATGACTCCATCATTTTAAAGTCAAAATTTGATTTGGTTATTATGGATGAGGCTCACATGATTTCAAATCCTCAAGCACAAAGAACAAAAATTGTTAATGATGTTATTTCAAGAATTGAAAGAGTTTGGTTATTATCAGGTACTCCAATGACATCAAGACCGATGAACTATTACAATTTATTAAATATTGTTGATAGTCCTGTTGCAATGAATTGGATGGCATATGCTAAAAGATATTGTAATGGGTTCCAATTTAACGTCGGGAAAAGAAAAGTATGGAATGTTCAAGGAGCAACTAACTTAGATGAATTGAGGGAACGAACTCAAACCCACATCCTTCGTAGATTAAAAGAAGACGTTTTAGATTTACCTGAAAAAATTATTACTCCTGTTTATTTAAGATTGAAATCAAAAGACTATGAAGAACCT